CATCAAGTGCATTTTCGTGTTCGCAGTTAGAACATTTGCATACAGCACATTGTCCATTATTGCTACAATGACATTCGTGATTACAGTTTATGCAAGAAACCATGATACTACCTCCTGGTTTTCAGAATTATGATATCTTACTAATTGATTAGTAATATCTTCTGATACTAATTGATATTCATATGTAGATAATAATATACCCTGTAAAGTAAAAGCAGGGTAGTTATAAACATATTCTAAGTTTTGTTTACTAGCCATTAGAATCTAGATGTTCCTTTACCTTTACCAGATGGACCATGTTTGCCACCTTGTTTACCAGAACCATGTCCACTTGGTCCACCAAAACCTCCACCACCTTCTCCTTTACTTCCAGAGAATTTACCAGTATCAGCATCAACTCCAGAAACTCCTGTAGATGGTGCAGCAGATGATCCATAACCAGATCCATCACCTTTACCTAAGTCTGCATCACTTGCTGATACACCTGTTGTTGGTGTTCCAAAATCTGCTGGATCTCTATCTACATTACTTGATCCTTTATATGTACTTGCTATACCAAGTTTGTTTACTCCAAATGGTTGTGAATCTAAAACATCATCTGCCATGTCTCCAAGAGAAGTATCAAAAAAAGTATCTAGTAGTCCTAACCATCCAGGTAGTTTAGTTTGTTTTTTTCTTTGGCTTAAATATTTATTATCCATAAAGTCATTAATTAAACCACTTTTTGCTTCTCTTCTATCTCTTTCTTCTTGTGTCATGTTACGAAATGGATTGTTACCATCACCGCCTCTAACTACTGGTATTCCAGTTGTAGTTCCAGTAGGATCCATGCTTCCATCAAAATTAGTACCACCAAATCTTTTAGCATAACCTGGATCACCATAATCAATACTTGAATCATATACTCCTGTATTGTTACTAAGTTGTCCTCCTGGTGTTCCAAAGATTATTTGGCCAGTATTAGGATCTACTCTAAATCTATTTTGTGCAACTTTTCCTGATGGTGTATCTATAAAATTCATTTCATCTTCTGGTATAGTTTCAAAATAATTACCTGTTCCTGGTATCATTTGAGTTCCTAGTAATCCATTATTTTGTGATATAACATTTTGTAATGCTGATGGATTGTTAGCAGTTAATCTGCCATAACTAAGATTTCTATATTTTGCTACAAGTTGATCAAATGTTGACATTATCTATATCCTTCTTTTATTGCTTCTACATCTAGACCTTGTGCATCAGTCCAAGTAGATGCAGCTGGTATCTGTAAGTTAAATTTAAAATATCGTGCTGATTTATGAAATGGTATAGTTCCTGTACTATGCATAGTATTTTGAGATGTATTACTTTGAGTATCTGCTATTCTATTTCTAAATGATGCAGAACAAGTAGCAGTATTTGTATCTACAATAGGTCTAACATGAGTTAGTAATGCACGATTATTTTTTACTAATTCAGTTTCACCTGTACCAATTTCTGCTGCTAAAGTATCACCTTCAAAAGAACCTAATTTATGATCTGTATTAAATGCACCTACACTTCTAAGCCCACCTATAAATAGTGCATTATCTAATGAAACAGTTATAGCATCAATATCATTTGTTCCTGCAGTTGGATAATCATCAAGTTCTTCTAATGTATAACCAGGTGATAAGTAATCAATAATACATTCATGATCTATTTCTACAACAGACCATCTATCACTAGCAATATGATATATTAATATTTTATCATTCTGTGAACCTGAATTAGAACCAGTAGCAGAAGGATAAGACCACATAACTAATTTATTTTGGTGATCATAAGATGCTCTAACTCTTTCTCTTAAATGAAACTTTAAATCATTATAGAAAAAACGATCAACTTTATTAGCTCCTATAGGTTTTGATGCAGACCCATCAGTTACATAAAATCCATCTTCAGATAAAAAATATACAAGATTTCCAACTTGGATTACATTTTTACCTTGTACAGCTCCTCTGTTATCTTCTATTCTTCTAAAAGAAAATACAACATTACCGCCTCTATAATCCATTCTAGTAATACGAGATTCTTGAAATATTAATCCATATTGTCCACCAGTAACTCCAGTAATAACACCACCTTCAGGTAATGTTTCTGAATCAGATTGATTAGTTCCAACAGTCCAGGATGTAGGACTATTAAAACTAGACCATTGCACTTTATTTTGTGCGGTTGGTTGAAAACCTGTAACAATAAAATTACCTACAACAGCAGCATGTCTAAATGCAGGAGGTGATCCTGAAAGAGCAGCAAAGTCAGTTGATCCATCAAGTGTCCAGGCTTGTGGTGCATCATCACCATTAAAAGCAATAACTACCTCACCGAATCTAATAAAATCCCAATAAGAATCAGCAGGAAAACTAAATGTAGTTCCACCACTTTCATCTACAAATGAATTAGATGTTAGTTTATATAGTTTAGTAGCATCACCTGCAAATATAGAAACTACACCACTATCTGATTTAAATGCTTTTGCACCTTGGCATCTTGCAGTAGTTGCATTACTAGATGTTGCAGTAATTTTTTTAAATGGTCTGTAACTATTTACAGCAGGAAATACATTCAATGCTTGTGTTGAACCTGGATTTACATGATCTGGTAAATCTGGTAACCATTCTCCAAAAGGTAATTGCATCAGTCTACGTTATCTAAATTATTAATATTAATATCTGATCTTTGTACTAATGGAGTTCCATTGTATTTATCAAGATCATCTGCATCTTCAACTTGTTTTATAGCAGATTCATATTGTGTTTTAAATTGTACAACAGTTCCCTGATCCATGCCTCTAATAAATGTAGATGCAAAATATAATGCACCATATAAGTAAACATCAGGATGATTTGTAAGAATATGATTAGTAGTAGTTGTACTACTTAAACTGTCAAAGGCTTTATAAAATGTTAATCTGGCTGTTGCAGCTGTATCAGGAACAGGACTAAATCTAAAATTAGAACCTTCAATAGAGTATACTCTTGGTGTACCTGAATTATTAAATCCTTGTGTATTAGCTTGATGAAATGGTGTCATTACTTGTAAAGCTCTATCTGGTGTAGGACTTGTAAGAACAAAACTTCTTATTTGTAAGAAACCAGTTGGTAATGCTTCTGTTTCTGCATCAATAGTAAATGAACTATCTACTGTTTCCATTGATCTAATTCTTAATCTACGATTAAAATCAGCTTCTGTTAAATCAATAAAGTCATCTATCTCAGATGTTAAATCATCTCTAGCTAGGAAATTAGCTATTGCTATTTTTAAATTTGCGTAATTATTTAAAGCCATTATAACTTCTTACTCCCAATTCTAAAGTTTTGAAATTCGTTACTGTTTACCATTTTTTTAATTACATCACTTTGTTGATCTTTATCTAATTTGTACCAGTTAGAGTGACCATGTAATTCTTTGGTTTTTATTTGTAAAGCAATCAATGGTATTTGTGCAATTCTTTGAAAGTCACCTTTTTGTGCTTCAGGTATATGATTTCGAAACATTTTGTTTTCTTCAAGAATTGGTGTTACATCCTGTGTTTTTTTTACAACAAGTTTGTGTTCACTTCTATCTACATAGATATCTTGATTAGGATTGTAAATATCTTCCATATTATAGCTCCGTTACATCAACATCATAAGCATCAACTAAGACTCTCCAACCATAAGTATCATTGTAGAATACTAAACCAATACCAGTATTTTGAGTTGTTATAGTTAAGTCGTTAGTAGCTCCTTGTATTTTTTTTGAGTTTCGACCTACTGTTAAGTTATTGGAATCAAAAGATGCAGTTGCATCAAGTACATGAACTTCATCACCAGCACTTGGACTGGCAGGAAGTGTAATTGTAAATGCACCACCTGAAGTATCGCATAATATTTTATCACCAGCAACAGCGGTATAGTTTGCTGTTTTAGTTAAATTATAATTTATGTGTGATTTAGTATTTAATTGTGTTTGAATAGCTGATGTTACGCCATTAACATAACCAATCTCTGTTGAAGTTGTAGTTGCTGCTGAAACATCACCACTACCATCTGATACTAATGCTCTTGATACTGTAAGGTTTTCCATCTTACTAAATACAATAGCAGCACTAGATTTAATATCAGCGTTTACAATATTTGTAATTGTATTATTATCTGAGTCTATTGATTTGTTTGTTAGTGTATCTGATGAACTAGCGGTTATACCACCAATATCTGATAAAACTTCTGATGCAGAACGACCTTCTACAGTTGTTCCAGCTATTCTTAAAAAGTCATCATCAACTACACCAGATGTAAATTTAGGTACATTTGTATTAGCTATACCAAATGTAAGTGTTGCTTGTTTTGCATCAAGTTGATCTTGAATAGCACCTGTGACACCATCAACATAATTTAATTCAGTTGTAGAAAGAGTAGCTCCATCTAATATTTCCAATTCTGTCTCATCAATAGATGCACTACCAATAATAAATCCTGTAGCAGTAACTGTAGAATTAAATGCAGCAGCTCCTGCTTCTGACATATCTAGTGTTAATGCTGTAATATCTGAAGTATTATCTGTTCCTTTAAATATAATATCAGTATCGCCTGCTTGCGCGTCAATAGTAATGCTTCCAGAACTTGTTGCTATAGTAACAGCAGCATCACCAGTTGATATATTATCAGCAGCAATACTTGTAGCAACAGAAGATATAGCTGTATTTAAATTTGAAAATGTTATTCTTTTTGTTGAACCTGCATCCGTATCGACTACGACAAATTCATCATCATTAGCTGGTGAGCTTAATGCTGTTAATGCTGAAATTTTACTATCTGCCATTTATAATCCTTTATTTAATCTTTTGTGTTTATTCATAGAACTAGTTTTTAGTTTTGTTTTATTAGGATTTCCAATAGATGTTCTCTTTGCTATCCTTATATGAGCTTCGTAGCTCTTTGCTTTTTTAGCCATTAGTTAGGAATAGGTCTGCCACTAAATACAGTACCAACTGCCTGTTCTAATTTAATATTGTCACCAGCTTCTAATAAAATATATGTACCATCTTCTAACTGTAAGTTATCATTTGGTGTATCTGTTCTTCTATCTCTATATCTATCTTGTCCTCTTTTCGAGAATCTAGAAAGTAGTGTCATTGTGATAATTCAGTTACTCTTGATGTTCCATCAGTAGAACCAACTCTTAGTACTGCAACTTTTGTACCTGGTGTAACTCTAAAATATTCAGGTGTAAAAGCAGGAACAATAATACTAGATGAACTAGCAGTAGGAGATGTTGCATTCATTTCAACATAAGCATCTACAGTAGTTACAATTCTTATTTCTCTTGTTTGTGCAGAGAACGCATTTGATGTAGCAGCTGATGAACTTCCAACAGCAACTGTTTGTGTTGTTCCTAATTTAAAAGTAGTTGGTGATTTATAATCAGTCATAGTTACTCCGTTAATTCTGAAATGTATAATGAGCCATCACTTGATGCTCTAATTGCTGAGATAATATTTCCTTCAGTAACTTTAAATACTTCAAAGTCTTTTGCAGCTAATGGTGTTGCAGCTGTAGTTGCTGTAACAGCAGGATTACTAATTGTAATAAAACAATCTGTAGTTGCATACAATCTCACAAATCTTACATGAGCAGATATAGCAGAACTATTTGCAGCTGTGCCTGTATAGTCTACTTTTTTAACTACTCCACTTAATTTATAATACATAATTTTTCCTTAAAATAAAGGGGGGAGCCGAAGCTCCCACCCTAATTATTATTATTGGTTAATGTCTAAAATGATACCATGTGCGGCTTCATTTCTCATTTCCAATGTCCACTCAACTAGGAGTTGTTTCTTCTCAGAATCACCAGTCTTTGCAAGATCAGCAATTTGGAAGTCTCTTAGGTAAGCAGCAGCAGCCATATCAGATTGTAGCATTAGACATAGACTTTCACTAGTCGTAGCCATAACTCTATTTGGTACTAATTTAATATCACCAAAGTCTGAGCTATATACATCAATAGCAGCATATTCTGTTCTAGATTCTGCTGGACCAAAACGAGTTGTATTCGCATTAAATCCAGAGATAACTTGTTTAACAGATGGCGGAACAACTAGAAGATCTAGGTCTCCACCAGATTCATAAACCTCTTTGATAACAGTCTTTAAGATTGTTTCAGTAAGGTCTCTGTCTGTACCTGAGTTAGGTAAGTCAGTTCCAGAACCAGTAGAAAGTGTACCACCAGTTCCTGCATCACCATTAGTAGCAAGCCATGTAGGAATAGATCCTAATGCTCTTGCAGCAGTAGCAGAACCTACAGCTTGAACTTGTCCTTTAATAAGAGCAAATTCCATGTCTTTCTTTAGTTCTTTTGATTTTTTAGCAATTTGATATGCCATTTCGTCAGCTCTACCAGCAGCATTAACTGCACTTTGAGTTCCTGATAATGCAATAGCTTTATCCTGAATCTGTGTGAAGTTAAATGCTCTAGTTGTAGCAACCATAGCATCAATTGTTACGTCATCACCTTCGATAACTGAGTTAGCAGCAGGTGCAGCAAGTGCATCTAGTTGCCATTCGTGCTTTGTTGAAGCAGCAGTTGTTCTAGGGATGGCAGAAAGTATAGGGGTATCTTCAGGGGATATTGAATAAATCACATCCACTAAATCTTCCCTTATACCAGTAGTATCGTACGTATCGTACAAGTTGGTCGGTTGTGCCATAAGGCCTCCTTATTTAAAGTAAGTCTCTGAAAAGTTTTGCAGCGTCTTTTACCTCGCCAGTTTTTCTGAGACGATTTAGTTTATTAGCTTTAAGTTTTGCATCAATCTCTGCTTTTCTTTTTGATGTTCCAGACTTAATAACTTTAGGAGCATTAACAACTTTCTTTTTAACTTTGGGATTTGCTTTACGAATCTTATCATAAGCAAGAGCATCTTTAATAAGTAATACTTGTCTATGATCATAAACAGTATTTATCTCTTGTTCATTAAATCCATATTTAGATAAAAGGTTTTTCATTTCACCTTTCATAACGGAACTCTTTTGAGGGTTTGCAAAGTCAGGTATAAGTTGAACAACTTTACGCTGTTCATTTTCTATATGCTTTTTAAGCTCTATATTTTGAGCTTGCATACTCTCATATTGAATTCGTTCTAAGTTTTCAGCTTTCTTACGCATTTTGTGTTCGAGCTTACTTGCTTCAACTGGATCATCTTCGTATAGTTGTTCAAAGTCTATGTTGCCATACTCAGCATTAAGCTGTGATTGAGCAGCAGAAGTTAATTCATTTAACTTACTTAGCTTTTGATTTATCTCTGTTTGAGATTCTTTTAACAAATCATTATACCTTGATCTCTCTAAGGATAAGTCTTGTTTACTTCTAGTATAATCAGCTTCTCGTTGGTATCCCTGAAGTAGTTCATCAAGGGTGACCTCAAGTTCTTGTCCTTGGACTTTCACTCTATAAAAAGGTTCCTCTGAACTTTCATCAATATCTTGTTCAGCTTCATTTTCCGTAGCAGTTTCTATATTTTCATCAGGAGTTTCTTCCTGTTTCATATAGGGAACATCACTAGGATTTATAGTATCATCATCTTGATCTTCTTTAGTATCAATTTGATTTTCTTCAACTGCTTCAGCAGGTGCTTCAGTTTCTTCTGTAGCAGGTGCTTGTTCAGTTGTTTGATTGCTCATAAGACCAGCAATGGTTTTACCAGCATCTATTACATTCATAGCTTCATCAGCCATAGTACACTCCTTATTGGTTGGTGTTTATATTACACTCCCTGAATGGGTTGGTGTTTATTTCTTGCGAAGTTCTTCTAGTTGTTTACCTGCAAGTTTTCCAGTTTCCATAATAGTACGGAAATGGTTTTCAACTTTTCCTAAAATTTGATATGCCAGGTATATTTTTAATCTAGCATCATCATCTTTTGGAGCAGTTTGAAATATTGCTTCTTCGTATGAATTCTTTAATGAGTCAAAGGTTTCTTGGAAGAGACTATCTTCAAGTATTGCTTTGGCTCTAGTACCTCTATCAACTTCTTTCTGTAGGTTCGACATTTAATTCTATAGATGTATTACTTGATTGAGGTTGTAATAATTGTTTTGTTGCAGCATCTAACATTTGTTTGTTGCTTTCAGATATTCCTTTAAGTGTCATAGCTTCTCGCTTGATTGCTTTCTCATCAATATCTGACTCGTACTTCATCTCAAGTTCTTTGATTTTTGCTTCAAAGTCAAGCATCATTTTTTGGTACTTCATCTCAATCTCACGCATTCTATTTTCATATTGCATTTGAGCAGCTGCAGCTTTTTGTTGTGTTTGTATTTGTGATACTTTTTCAAACTCAGTAGGTTGAGGTGGTTGTTGTGGTGGCATATTTCTCATACCAGTTTGTGGATCTGTAAAGTATGAACCAACATCTTTTAGTCCTGCATTCTCTATTATCTTAGATAGAGTATTATATATATTATTCATATTAACTATTGGACCAGCTGGTGAGCCTTGTAACTTAATAGCTTCAACTTGTTGTCTAAGTATTTGATTTAAGATACCAAGCTGTTGATCTCTTGATCCTGTACCTAATCCAACTTGAATACTTACATTACAACGATCTCTCCACTCCATAGGATTCATTGGAACAAAGTTATTTCTAATTTTAACAATTCTTTCTTTATCTTGAAATTTAACAACTAATTCAAATATCTTTTTGAATATTTCTTTTACACCAGTTTCAGCAAAGATTCTTGCAATCAATTCAATTCTCATTTGTGATTGTGATAGAATAGTATTTATACCTGATGCAGTTTTATTTAATGAATCAGTATCCATTCCCTGGTTGTATTTAGTAACACCACTTCTATTTTCTTTTACAGTATCTAAATATTCAAGTAATGGAAATGCTTGTTGATTAATAGTTTGTGTCTGCATAGGCATCATAACTTGTCCTGGTGCAGTTTTAGTTCTTACAATTCCGCCTGGTCTATTTGTTAATAGATCATCAAGATTAACCTGACCATCCATAACAGCAACTCTGTTATTGTTTGTTAGGTACATATTATCTAACAACTGTCTCATAACAGTAGATTTAATTAATTGAATATCTTCTACTAACTCTGATACTGATCTACCATAAAATCTATGTGGTACAATAATAGGTGTAATAGAACAGAAAGGAACTGAATCAACAATTACATCATCCAAGATTGTGTAGTTATTATCGCCTGCGCTTGTGATCTTTCTAAGTTCTGCAATACCATCACCATCTTCATCTATCTTCATATATGATTCAAGCACTACTACTTCTTGTGTAGATTCATCACCTACTGATCTATCAAAGTCATCATCAAGATTTCTGTGTCTTGTTACTTTTTCTTCATTGTATCTTTGTGAATTATTTTCAGATAAACTATAAACCAGGTCAGCATCAAAACCCATTTCAACAAGTTCACTTCTTGTCTTAGTTGTTCTATGAGATACAAAACTAGCATCTTCAATAGACTTAGCTCTGCGTTCAATTAAAAATTCTTCTGGTGGTACAGCTTCTATTTTAACTCTACCAAATGATTCTGTTCTTGTAATAACTACATCATGTAAATTAGGAACTGGTATGTCATCTATTTGATCTATGATCATTGAGCTTTGTGTATCTTCTATGGGAGCTGCGTTCTCAATTTGTTCCTTAATGTTCTTTTTTTGTTTAGCAGCTGTTTCGTCTTTGTACTCTGTATGTTCTTTTACTTCTACACCATCTTCATCTAGCAACATTGTGAACTCTGCTTCAGATAATCTTTCATAAGATTCTTGTTTAGTATTTTCTGAATCATTCCAATATACTTTTACAATACCATTCTTTTGAATAAGAGCATCTTTGAACATACAATACAAAGTTTCAAAGCCATTATTATCTTTATTGAAGATATGATTTAAATAATCAGTTGCTTGTTTTGCAATCTGTACATCTTCTTCTGTTACAGGATCAACCTTTACAATGTTATCACTAGCAGTAAATATTCTAAGTAATGATGGTAGTATAGATTCAATAGTATCAGCTACATCAGTTGAAACAACTTGTGATCTTCCTTCTTGTTCATTACCAAATGCTTCACCAAAATAATATTCAGTTGCTTTTCTTCTTGAGTCAGTAAGCTCTGTATCAAAGTATCCATATGAATTATTAATATGTTCACTTAATATTGCTTTGATTTCAAAATCTGATAGTGGTTTTCCTTTAGCCATTTTATTCCTATACTATATATCTTACATCAATTGGCATTGGCTTTAACCAATCAGTCCTGGTTGGTCCATCTACAGAACAACCATATCTAAATGCATCAGCTCCATGTGATGCCCAATCATGTAAGGGTTTATTTTTAAATGTTTGCATTCGATCATCAAACTGTTTTCTGTATTGTCGCAAACAATCAATACCATATTTACATCTGTTCTTATCAAACCAACAGTTATCTAAATTATTTCTCACAGCTTCGATACCATGATCTACTTCTAACCTAGGACATACTTCAAAGTCTAGTCCTAATTCATAAGCTACTTCTAACCTGGACTTACCAGTACCAAGTTCTCTTGTTGTTATATCGTGTGGTGCAACATGGCGACCATAGTTATAAGCTTTATCTGATAAAACATTTACATAGTGTGCAAGTGATTCACCAGATGTTTCATAGTAATCAATTAATCTTATCTCAGTTCCAACTCGTTGTGCAAACCAGATACTAGTTGAGTCTCCTATACCAAGATCCCACCAAGTTTCAACATCAACACTAGGATCATAATCCACATCACATATACGATTATCTTTCTCTGCTTGTTGGATTTGTTTTCCATAATAGGCGCCAGAAACGGCAGCTTGAAAAGAACATTCAAACTCTTGTTCATACTGGTCTGATGGCATTGTAAGACGAGCTTCTTCCAATTCCTCAGGGGGTATAACTTCTGTTTCACTAGCTCTATATAATTGTGCATACCAATCTTCTCCTCTTCGTTTTGCTAAATCATAAACATCCCAGAACTGATTATGTCCCATGGGTGTTCCAATAAATATCACATATCCAAGTTTATCTGATACAGCAGGTCTAACTACTTCAGTCCATACTCTTGGAGACATTAAAGCATATTCATCCAGGACTACACCATCAAAGCCTAAACCTCGAAGTGAGTCTGGATTATCTGCACCGAATATTTGAATTCTAGATTTATTCCAGAGATCAACTTTCAGTTCTGTTTCGTGACGTTTGCCACCAAGTTTCATTAAGGGATCTGTATATTCTTTTAAATAGTCGTAAGCGACTGCCTTTCCCTGGCGATAAGTTGGTGCGATATACGCCAATCTTGCTTCTTGCTTTTCACATGCAGTCATAATTAAATGATTGATAGCAAATACGGTCTTACCGAACCTGCGGTGACAGCAAATAACATTAAATCTTTTTAGTTCGTTATGAATCTTTTCCTGTAAAGGGCGAGGTTCATACGGAATTACTATGTCCATTAGTTTTTCTTTTTACGCCATCCTATTTGAACAGTTAATGGTTTATCTTCATCACCTGATATAGTTTTATTTACAGATGATAATTTAGAATGAACATATGGAGCAGACTCTTTTGCTGCCCACATCTTTTTTTCAACAGAAACTTTTGGGTTATTCAATAGGTTCAACATATATTTCAATGGTGTTGTTTGACCCATACCTAATTCAGCAGCTAATCGTTCTGCCTTTGTTCCAGCAGTTATACCTTTAGGTCTGCCAGCTCCTTTACGTTTTCCTCCATGACTCATGATATCAATCCTAATTTATTCATTGTTGCTAGTTTAAGTAAGTTACCTTGGTTTGCATCTATTCTATTTCTACCTGGCATTGTATTCATAGGCTGCGCTGGCATAGTATCAGGCATTCTTTGAGGTGCATTCATAGGCATACTTGGTGGATTCATAGGTTGTTGTGGCATAAACTTTCTTTTTTCTTTTTCTATAAAGTCTAATGGAAACTCTCCTTGTGCAGCTTCCATGATTCTTCTAGCTTCTTCTCCACGAATATTGCCTTTAAATACTTCAATCATAGCTCTGTATAATTCTTGTTCACCAGAATCACCCATAGATAAATCATTGTTTCCAAGATCATAGTCCTGGAAGTCAAATGCTTCATTGATGTTTTTTTCATTAGCTATCATTCCATCGAACTTAGAACCTTCAGCTACAATTTTATTATTCTTAAAAAATGCATTAGATATACCATCACTTGTTAGAAATTTAAGTGGTGATTCCACATCTTTGAATACTGATTTTACCATATTAATAGATTCCTTATATTGTTAACAATTCCAGGCTCTAAGAGATTTATTAATTCTAGAGTTTGGATCTCTTGCTGTTTTCTTTGAAGTTAATTTCTTCTTCATACCTTTCATTCTAGCACAGAAAGAGGCTCTTCTTGGATTACCCACCTTCTTACTCGGAGCTTTCAGGTTCCGTTTCTTACCAGTCTTAGTTCTGCCTTTATTGTAAGATGCACGACCTTTAGCATTCAAACCCCCCTTAGGGTTTTTGCCTTCTTTTCTAGTCCATGCAGGTGTTTTAGCCATGTTTCTTCTGTACCTCAAACTTAGCTGTTAATGATGCTCCTTTGTGTGCCTTAAATTTACCTGAATGTTTCATTAGTTTATAAGATGAACCTTTCTTCATCCAATGAAAACCAGCAGGTGCTTTGATTGATTTCATCATTTCTGTTTTCTCCTCTTACCAGATGCAGTAACAGACCAGCTTACTCTTTTCGGTCCAGTCTTTTTAGCTGCTTCTTTCTTTGTTATTCGTTTAGCTACCTTCTTGGGTCTACAGGCAGGATATGGTCGGCCTTTATCTTTCTTTCCAGAACGACCACACTTCTTTCCTGTCTTAACATCACGCCAGTCCTCTTTGAACCATTTGCGTAAACCGCCCTTGTAAGCCATTTAGTACTTGCCACCACGCTTCTTATAGGTTTTGACAAGCCATGCGTTGGCATAAGCACTAGGATATACCTTGAACTTCTTCTTTGCCTCTGCTTTTACCCTAGAGTATAGGGCTTTATTCTTAGGTTTAGGTGATGCCATTAGTTCATAAACTTTCTATTTTTTTCTTCGATATATTGTTTATATAGTTTATTTATTTGAGCCTCAGATAAATCATGTCCATCTCCATGACCTTTTTCATAGACATAATCTCTAAAACCACCAGCAGTTCCTTCTCCATGACTTACATTCTGTTCCATAGCTAAACCTTCAGCTGTTGATGAGTGCATTCTCTTGCCACCATAAGTCATCATACCTTTTCTGAGCTTTTGTTTATTCTTAGGTCCAGCCATTACTTAGTTCCCTTACCTTTTTTCTTCTTTTTTTTCTTTTTCTTTTTAGCTTTTGCAGCTGCAGCCATACCTGATTTAGAGTATGAATACGACTTACCATTTACATTAGGCATATATCTCTCCTGTTATAGTGTTTAAATTGATTTTAAGGTATCAAACAGACGAAAATGCGTCTACTTGGTCTTTGGGTACCATATTAAGGTTCCCTGCTACTGTACGCCTCTCTCCGTTACCTTCATATGGGTATACACAATGCTGGCACCAAGAGGGAAACATCAGTAACTTTCCGACTTCAGGCTTTATAGTCCTTGAAAGGGGTGGTCTTAGCTCTTCCAACCCCCTGGAACTCGTCTGTCCAAAGTGAAATTGTAAGAATCCGTCACTACATCCACTCGAATTGAATAGATTATCAGAGGAATAGTCCTCTCGATCTGCTATTTGTGGCGGAATCTTAGTCCATGTGGTAAATGAGATGCCCATAATGGTATCCGTACCATGATCATGAACTGGATTATAGTCTCTTTCGTAAGAATGTACCGACCATAGGCTATGCATATGGGGTATTCTTTGTAATGGTTCTGCTCCAATCGTCTTGCAGAACTGATTTATGTAATTCTGTGATAAATTTGCAACAATCTTAGTAAATGGATAGACCAGTTTATCTTCTGAATCAATCTTTAGTTGTTCTCCGTGGGATATTTGACCCACTAGTTTGTGTGAGAAGTCCTCACCTTGTTTATTGTGGCGTTTATCCAGGTATTCGTTCAAACCCCCTATGACCTTTTCAGGCAATCGTGTCTCTAAAAACAATACAGCTGGTGCCGCCTGGAACTTTAATGTTAATTCTGTCATATTTAGTGTGGGAGTTCGAAAGGATTAAAACCCCCACGCCTTGAATATATTGTTATTCGTGTGTGTGTGTCAAGTCTGAGACTTATTTAACATGACTCCTTTTTGTATTAGCACATGCCACAGTATGTCATACGCATGGTGGGTCTGCCAAACCCCCCTTCGTCTTGAATTATGTCTCTACTACGACTAGACATTGTGGTTTCCGTTGTTGTGTCTGGTGTGTCAGTCCACACGATTACAACACCTTCCGACAGCTTGTCTCTCCTCTACACAGTATGACCAACCATGCAGTAATACAAACAATCAATATGGGTATCATCACAAATTCTCTCTGCATCCAGAATGACAAGAAGAATGACAAGTGGCATGGCTGATTCAAGTTCTGATCACAGCATATCGTACATGACGATCTTTAGGATTACATTACGCATCCATTCGTACTTGTCGTTTGGGAAAAGAATCTTCCTGCAACGGGGTGAAGGAAGATTTTTTCCTTCGAAACGACAACGAAAGGATACGCAATGAAACCTCTAAAGATTACGTCACTTAACGACATCCAAGCTGTGACCAAGAACTTCCTCGAATCAGCACAAGCCTTCGAAGATATGTTCGCAAAGATACAGAAGGATGAGAATGTTGTGAAACCCAACGATAGTAATTGGATTTATATAATGAATAACATTACAGTTGGTGTCTTTCAAAGATTGTTTGAGAGAACAGATTGGCATGCTGAACAAAGAAACAAGTTCAAACAGCAAGCTGAGAAGGTTGTTGAGCAATCAGGTAGTTCTGGATTTCCAGCAGAGATGGCTCAAAAGAACAGAGTTCTGCACCAGACATACCACGAGGCTTACAAGCTGGTTGAAGAATTCATCAAAACAAATGGTTACTACAAATCATGGGATGATATTCCGTCAAGTAAAGATAACTCAAAAGTTCAACCAGAACATATCAAACAATACAATGAGTCTCTAGGTTTATAGCCTAGAGATTCTATCAGGTAGCTGTCAACACCAGGCAGTTACCTGGCCAAAAGAAAGGTAAGTTATGACATACGAGACATGGAACCTGAAAGATAGACAGCCGATAGTAAGAAGATTTACATCTGGTCCTTGGGAATGTTTCTCAGTAAGAATCAGATGGTCAAACAAACTAGGCTTAGAGTATCATGTAGAGTTTGATGATGAAGATAGTGCTGAGCATGTAAGACTTGCTACAGTTAATAATGGTAAAATTAATACCAAAGAATGGCGAACTGTATTCTATCCAGGTAAAAGATGGTTAGATCATTACGCAGATTAGAAAGGATAATTATGAGTAATATAATAGTATACTATATTGTTGTAACAATGGTAATGTTGTTTGCATTCAATGCAGTTTCAGAACCAATTAATGATATACAAGTTCAAGAATGGGATGATGTATATATAATTACTAATGGTAACAATGAAGTTATTGTAGATTGTGTACCAGATGTAGGAACTACAGAAGATATTGAAGGCTTTTGTAATGTAATGTCATCAACATATTGGGATATGTATGAGTAATTTGTATAGGATAATTATGATAATTCTATTAATATGTATCGTATGGATAAACTATAGATACATACAGATAGGATGGTGTGAATCAGAGATAGATATAATTAGGTTACAATTAGATGAGATTCATACGTCTTTAATAAAAGATTAACAACAACAGAAAGGATAGATCTATGAAAAGTATAGTTGTTATATTTGCTTTGTTACTAAGTACAGTAGCATATGCAGATGATCAGTATGCACCAACACAAAATGATAGGATTGTTTTGTATCAGGTGACATCTGAAAATGAGAATGCACCTAAGTACTCTGGATATTACAGAGATTCTAATGGTGTAGTACACCGAGTAGCACTATGGTCAGGAAGAAGTGACAAGTACCTAGAAGGTCCAGTTACTTTACCTGAAGTAGAGACTCAATAATAATGGAGGAGGAGAGATAGTTGATGTTCAGTCGGCTTTAAATCTCTCCTCACCAATTTACAAAGGAAAATAAATTATGAAAGATAAAACTAGAATAGAAGTTTCTAAGGATTATAACAAGTTTAAATTTGTTTCTGGTAATAGACCAGTTGATGATAGACATGTAAACAAACTTGTTCATTCAATGAAACAACATTTCATACCAACACCTATCATTGTAAATTCAAAGAATGAAATTGTAGATGGACAGCATAGATACCTGGCATGTAAGAAACTAGGTCTTGATGTTTATTACTACAAGAATGATATCAAGTTGGATGGGTTAAGAACTATCAATCAGAATATGAAGAACTGGACACTTGATGATTTCTTGGAATCTTATTATGCATTAGAGTTCAAGAAAGATAAGATTGGTCCATATACAATCTTCAAACATTTCAAAAAGACAACTAAGTTTCCAAATGCTATTTGTCTTATGATGTTAACTGGTAATAGAGCTAGACCAACTGATGATTTCAAACAAGGTAACTTTGAAATACCATCAGGTCAATATGAGATAGCACAAAAACAAGCAAAGATGATTATAGAAATTGGTATGTATTATCCAGGCTATAAGCGTAGATCATTTATTGTAGCTATGTTAGTATTGTTTGGTGATCCAGAGTTCAAGTTTAGAAAGTTCATCAAGAAACTAAACTTCAATCGTAGTAGATTATTTCATTGCACAAATAGTAGTGATTATCTTGATGCAATTGAGAAGTTATACAATTGGGGTAATAAAACTAAAATAAGATTTAGGAGATAACTATGAATAAATTTAGAGTAAAAGTAATAAAAACAGATGGCGAAGTTATTGATACAGTAGTTGAAGGTACTGATGGTCCAGAGTTTAATGGAGACAATGGTATGTACAAACATCTTGATTGCAGTACGATAGAAATAACTGGTGCCAGGTATAATGATAAAAATTATGATTTATATATTGATGAAGAAGGCAGGATGTCAGACTTACCAACATTGAATCATAAAGCTACTGAGTATTTTCTTGATTGGTTAGATCACGAAGGTCGTATGACAATGATACCAAATATTGTAGGTACAGCAGCTCTCGTAGATATGGAGCCTATCAATGAATAAAATAGCTGAACTAAAAGTTAACAAAGGATCTAATCCTAAGTATCATATACTAAGTGAAGGTAATACTAATCCAGTATTGTCTACACATAATTTAGAAACAGCAAGAATAATAAGAGATCAATTAGAAGATGCACACACTTTGTATTTAAATGAATTAGGAATGGGTGATCCTATAGCTAATAGATACTCTATTGTAGTAAACTGAAAGGACAACAAATGCCAAACCATTGGATGGATCAAATCATGACATTGTATGATAAGTATTACAATGATGAACTAACTAACATACAACTACTTAACAAAGTTGAACAAGTCATGGCTAACTATCGTGCAGAATTCAAAAAGTATGATGAAGCTGTGACAGCTGAAATGAATGAAAGGGCAGAACATGGGCCGAGTTAAAGATTATGCTGTTGATGTAGCAGACGAGTTGATTGATGCAGCAGTACAGAAAGTAAAGAAAGGTTATGATAGATCTAAAGCAATCAAAGATTTATTGAATGATCCAGCTGTAAGAACATTCTTTGATGAAGTAGATATTGATCAGATTATGGACTTTGAATTGGAGACACCTACAGATAACAAAACAGTACAATGAAAGATGAAGAAAAAGAATTGTATCAGTTAGAGGTAGAATGGCGAAGCAAAGAAATCGAAGATCTCAAATGGCAGTTACATCAGCACCGAATGGAGTTAGCGAAACTTAAAAAGCCAAAAGATTATTTGAAGATCTTTGGTTTCAGCTTTGTATTTATAGCTTTTAGTTTGATACCAGGTTGGAACTATGGGCGTAACCTATGGCAGACAATCGCATATTACTTAAACAAAACACTCTGGTCTAACAAAGACTGGTGGTATTAGAAAGGAGATAACCATGGGATTTGATTTACATGGAAGTAGTAAGACAGAAGGATCAACATATTTCAGAGCTAATGTATGGTCTTGGAGACCAATCTGGAAATTTGTTTCAGATCATTGTTCAGAGATATTGACTGAATCTCAATTGATGAGAGGTAACTACAATGATTTTGTATGTATCACTGGTGTTCAATCACTTGCACTAGCAGAAAAATTACAGTCATTAATTGATGATGAGACAGTTAATCATGTTACTTCAGAGTATGAGATAGAAAGAAAGAAACAAGTAAAGGTTCAAGAAATTATTATGAAAGCATTAGATCAATGGACAGAAGAACAAGGTGCTAGTTGTGGTAATGATTTAAAAGGTGATGACCATGAGATCTGGCAGATGTTATATCGTAGAGCTTCACCTCTAGATGGTACAGCTAGTTACCCAATGGAGGCAGAATACATTGCAGAGTTTACACAGTTCTGTAAAAAGTCAGATGAAGGTTTTGAAATAGGTTAAAGAAAGGAGATAAATATGAATCCATCAATAGATCCAGATATGAATCAAGAGATTTACATCAAGGTATATCCAGTAAACGAATGGGATACTTCGACAGGTAAACCAGTTCATGCAGGAATAAAAGGTTATATGCCGATTCAGGTTACTAATTCATTAATGATTGAGATCAATAAATTGATTAGTGTTGAACAGGCAAAAGAATATGTTGATGATCCTAAAGTTGCGTTTAGTGTAGTAGCTAAACCAGGATACATTAAATAGATATACCGTTAGAGGTAGGGTGGTAGGTTTCTTGTTTCTCCTGCCACCTTAGAATATTTGAGTACATTAGCCAAACTGTTGCAACACTAGTTAAGCATCATGCTTCCCTTACTCA